CACATAGATGCGACCGAGGTCGGCATCCGCGGTGTAGTCGGTGGTGACGATGTAGGCGATGAGCCCCATGTCCTGCCAGGTGATATCGCCGTCGACTACCGTGCCGCCATCGGTCGGCCAGGTCGGCGCCACTGCCGCGGAATCGCCGGCGGTAGTGGCCAGGTACCAGTGGTCGTTCGCCTCTGCCGGGATGACCACATCGCCGATCGCGTAGGTCGTCTCGGTAGCGTGAGCCGATGCCGCGTCGCCCTCTTTTGAGGAGACGGCGCTCACGGTCGTGCCGCGCTCACCGCTGGGGTTGCTGGTCGATGCGCCCAGCTGGTAGTAGCGATCGGACTGCACCGGGCCGACGGCGTGGTCGGTGACCTCGCTCGCCGTCTGGGTGCGGGTGGAGCGGTCGGCGATGGCAAACAGGGCGATGTTGTCGACGTCCACATTGCGAATGCGCGCGATGATGATGCGGTCGATCTGGGTTACCACCTCGTCCGCCTTGACGGCGATGCCGTCCTCATTGTCGTAGGTGGCCAGCTTCTGCGGCGTGGTGGCCAGATTTGCGGACTGCGAGTTGCCGAGATAGCGCTCGCCGGTTGCGGCGCCGGCATCATCGAGCTTGTCGAAAAACAGCTTGCCGCCGGGAATAACGAATACATCAGGCATGTCGGCCTCTCCTTATATGATGTTGAGTCTGCGCAGCCGGGCGATCTGGTCCGGCCGCAGGTTGATGGTGTCGCCAGGCTGATAGTCGCGATCGCCGTGGCGGTGTGCCCGCTTGAGCGTGACCGCCTTGCGCACCGGTATCCGCTTGCGCTGCCTCCGCCTGCTCATGGCGCCACCGCCGTGTGCCAGGCCAGCGGGATGTAGAGGTAGCCGGTGCGGTAGGCCGGCGAGGGTCCGGCGATGCGCACCAGGTTCCCGTGCTCGCCGTCCGGCTGCCATCCGGCCAGCGCGTCCAGCACCTCCAGCACGATCTTTCCGGCATCCTCGCGCGCCGCCTTGCCGTCGCTGATATTGCGCACGTTGCGGGTGGCCACTACGGTGAGCCATCGCTGCCGCACGATCTGATCCGCACCGTCGCCGGCGCGGTCGCCGAGGTCGTCGCCGTTGTAGATCACATGCACCGCCGGGGTCACCTGGCGGGTCTCGTCCACGCCGGAGAGGTCAGCCGCAGAGAGCACATGCACTCCGTCGATCTGCGCCTCCAGGCGGTCGATGATGAGCTGCTCGGCCGAGAGGTAATTTTCCATTTAGAACCCCCCTCCGCTGAACTCGCTGCGCCCGCCCTCGAACTCCGGCATGCCGGCGGTCTCAGCGGCCGACTCGCCGGTGGACTCGACCAGCCGGATCAGTCCGCGCGAGACATCGCGCAGCCAGGATATGGCCCGGTCGTAGTCGCCCTGCACCTTGTCTGTCGCCTCGACAGAGTAGAGCTGGTAGCGGGCGATACGGCAGGCGGCCAGGGTGAGCGACGGCGGCACCGGCGAGAGCGGAAGGGCGTAGCGGTCGCGCAGGTAGCCGTCGATCTCCGCGTCGGCATCGGCCAGCGCCTGGGCGATCACCTCCGGGTCGGCGGTGCCGTCGCTGTCGCGGTCGGACAACTGCAGCAGCTCCTGCTCGCCGTAGCGGTCGATGAGGTCCTGTTCGGCACAGTAGGGCATGGCCGTTACTCGGCGAGCATGGTGCTGCGCTCGACATGCAGCATCGGATCGGAATCGATGGCCGCCAGCTGCTCATCGGTGAGCGCATCCAGGGCGATGCCGAACGGGGCGGCAGTGAAGGTGAAACCGGCGCGGCGCCGCGACGCCTGGCGCTTGGTGCGCACGAACAGCGCCTCGACCTCTTTCGGCGGACGCTTTCCTTTGGCCTCTTTCGCCACATTGGCTTCCTCATCCGCCTTTGCAGCAGCCTTGGCCTCCTCATCGGCCTTGGCTGCGGCCCCGGAGTCTGCTGCGGCTTTTTCCGCCAGAGCTTCTTCGTCAGTCTTGGCGGCGGGTTGATTCTGTGGGCGCTTCTTTGCGGCCATAGTCGTGCTCCTCATCTCAATGGGGTCAGTTGGAAAGCGGGGCGCTACGCCCCGCTATCGCGCTTAGCTGGTTGCCAGCCAGGGGTTGAGGATGAGCTGGGAGGTGCCTGCCCATTCGTTGGTCTCGCCGGCGGTGGTCAGCGCGTTGTTGAGCACCTTGAGGGCGACCCCTTCCATCGTGCCAGGCACCATCGTGTGGGTGTGGCGCAGGGCCAGCGGGCGGCCGTGGTCGCCGGTCATGGCGGTGAGGCGGGCGCGGGCCAGGGCGTAGTTGGTGGCGTTGAACGTCTGATTGGAGCGGACGATCAGGGGCCACAGGCCGGGGCCGACGTTGACGCGGGCATCGACGCCGAACAGGAACTTATCCTTGAGGAACACCTCGGTGCTGTTCAGGTCGGTCAGCGCCCGGAAGTCGTAGTCGCGCCGCTTCTGGAACACCAGCGGCTTGATCATCCGGCTGAGGTCCATAACGTACCAGGCCGCGCCGGAGCCGCCCATGTCGTTGCTGACCGATTGCTCGACGCCGTCGGCATCCAGCACCGGGTGGTCGGAGTCGAAGAGGTTCTGGCCGTCGTAGCAGAGCGGGTTGCTCTCCAGCACCTCCACCATCAGCTCGTTCGGGTGCTCGCGGCTGGAGCGGCCGAACTCGGAGAACACCGGTCCATACAGGCCGTAGGTGTCATCGTCGATCGCGTCGCGCTCGACGCCTTCGGTGAGCTCGAACTTGCGGTTTTTGATGCTGAAGTCGGCGCCCTCGAGGGAGTGGATGACGCGATCGCCGATCCACTCGCGCATGCGCGGCAGGCTCTTGAGCCAGGGGTAGACCTCCACCGCAGTGGTGCTGGGCACCACGGTGCACACCTGCTCGAACAGCGAGCCGTTGTCGCCCAGCGAGGCCATGCCCTGCTGGAAATTACTCTTATAGGCGGTGAACAGCGCCTTGAGGCTGGCCGGGGTCAGCACGATGCCGGCCATGCCGAACTGCAGCATGTCGGCGTCCATCGGCAGGGTGCTGCCGGCCGCCATGACGGCATCGGCATGCACCGGCCCGCCGAAGAGGAATGCCCCGGCGAAGGCGGCGATGGTGAGGATGGTGAGGATGGTGCGCTTCATAATGTTTCCCTCTATATATAATGAGTGTGGGTTAGACGGCGGACAGGGCGACGGAGCCGACGTTCTCGACGATCTGCCACTCGGTGGCGCTCTTGTAGACCAGCAGCAGCGCCTCGGCGGCGGCATCCAGGGTTGCGGTGTTGTTGCTGCCGTCGAATGTCACCCCCTCGGCAGTGGTTACCACCACGTCGCCGGAGGCGAGCGAGTCGATGCGGATCTCGCAGCGGTCGCCGGCTACCGGGGCCGCCAGGGTGAAATCGGCGATGCCGGTGCCGCCGGTGATGAGGTTGATGCCGGAGGTCGCCAGGGCGCCGCCGGCGTCATGCACGGTGGCGTCGTTCTGGATCTGCACCCGGGCCAGCTTGGCGTTGTAGGCCTGCACGTCGGAGCCGATCTCCACACCCAGGTTGGTGCGGGAGGTGCCGGCGTTGTCCAGGTCGGAGAGGTTGCTGGCGGCCAGCAGCGCGCCGGCCGGTGCGACCAGGGCATGCTCGCCCATGCGCACCCACACACCGGCATCGTCCACATCGTCGATGATGCCGGCGGGGCTGCGGGTGCTGCTGCCGTTGGTCTTCGCCACGGTCTGGTCGTCCACGATGTAGCAGACCTGCCCCACTTCGGCGAGGGTGATCTCGTCGGTGTCGGCGCTGTTCTCGTAGCGGAACACACCGGATTCGACCTCGACGGTCTCGGCGCCGTCGGCCCCGTCCGTGTTGTCCAGGTAGGCGGCGAATCGGCCCAGCGCGTGCAGGCCGGTGGCGGTGCTGCCGGGCACGGCGTAGCCGGTGCTGTTGAGTGCGGCGATGGCGCCGGCGTAGGCGACTACCGCCTCGCCGATGGGATAGCCCCGGCGCCCGCTGGGGCGCTGGGGGGTGTTGCGGTTCTTGGTGGCTGCGGTCATTTACCTGCTCCTCAAATCGGTTTTAACGGTGGGTTACGCGGTCGCCCGGGC